CCATGTACCAGGAAATTCCATACTTGGTAACTCTGACGGCGCACCTCCAGTAGCAGAGAAGACCATCACAGTTGATGATCTACTTATCAGTTCAGCATTTTTGTATGAGCTAGATGAGACACTTGCACACTACGACTTAAGATCAGAGATATCCAGAAAAATTGGATACGCTCTTGCTGAGAAGTATGACCGTCTAGTATTCAGAGCTATTACTCGTGGAGCTAGAGCTGCATCACCTATCACTAAGACTAACTTCGTAGAGCCAGGTGGTACACAGATTCGTGTTGGTACAAACGCCGATGCTAATGATGCTTACAGTGCAACTGCATTGGTCAATGCGTTCTATGACGCTGCCGCTGCGATGGATGAAAAAGGAGTCAGTTCTGACGGAAGATTTGGGGTACTAAACCCACGTCAATATTATGAATTGATCCAACAGGTTGGTGAGAATGGTCTAGTTAACAGAGATTCACAAGGTACATCCCGTCAGAAGGGTAATGGAATTGTTGAGATCGCTGGTATCAAGATCTACAAATCAATGAACATACCATTCTTCAGTAAGTATGGTACTAAGTATCAGCCTTCCTCAGGTAATAACGATGCTGTAGATACTAACGTAGTTGATCCAGGTAATACAGGTTCATTCGTTAGCCAAGCTATCGAAGATGCTGCAGCAGACGTAACTGGTATCAACAACGAGTATGGTGAAGAAACAGAATTCGCTAACTCTTGTGGAATTATCGGTCAACGTGAATCTGCAGGTGTTGTAGAAGCTATCGGTCCCCAAGTCCAAGTTACCAAAGGTGATGTCTCCGTGATTTACCAGGGCGATGTGATTTTGGGTCGCTTAGCATGCGGAGCAGATTATGTCAATCCCGCTGCTTGCGTAGAGCTTTTCGCTGGTACAGCTACAAAACCAGCTGCATTCTAAAACATGCACATATAAAGGGAGTCATTACGGCTCCCTTTTTTTTATTCATAAATATTTATACCTATGGCTTTTCCTACCACTAATGCTGCTCAAGAATTACCTGCAATAAATCAAATACTGATGGCTTGTGGTCAGGCACCAGTCACCACTTTAGATGAAACCAACCCAGACGTTGCGATTGCATATCAAACTCTACTAGAAATATCTAGAGAGGTACAAAGTGAAGGCTGGACTTTTAATAAGGAAGCACATTATGAGATGACACCTGAAACTGGGACTAATTACATTCCAATCCCTAACAATATGCTACAAGTAGATATCACTCAAGCTGATGCAGGTGATAAAAAAGTAGTAAGAAGAAATGGAAGATTATATGATAAACAAAACCACACAGATGAATGGACAGATGGAGCTATTGATTGCGATGTGGTTTGGTTGTTTGATTGGATAGATTTACCACGACCAATACAAGATTATATAACAGCTAGAGCCGCCACTATTACCTCTAGTCGTATTGTTGGAGATCAGACACAGTATCAAATGCTCCAACAGAAAGAAGCATACATGAGAGCTATGGCTCTTGAATACGAAACAAACCAAGGTGATTATTCATTCTTTGGTGAACCTGACGGAGCACACCCTTATGTCGGATATCAACCTTATCATGCACTTAAAAGATAATGGCAGCTGTAACACAAAAAATAGTTAATTACCTAAGTGGTGTATCAAAACAACCCGACAGTAAGAAATTTTCAGGACAAGTAAGTGAATGTATAAATGGATTACCTGATGTAACATTAGGTATGACTAAACGGCCTGGTTTTAAATTTCTATCAAAATTAAAAAACTCAAGTGGTACTGATTATAGTGGAACACAGTTAGATAATGCTAAGTGGTTTTACATAAACAGAGATGTAAATGATAAATATATAGGATGTATACTCCCTAAATCTGGTAGCACTAATGGGACTTTACATGTGTGGAATGCAGAAACTGGAGCTGTATGCACAGTAACTAATGGGGCAACACATGCCTATTTAAGTGGAACTTCTAAAACTAACTATGATGTACTGACTGTTCAAGACAGTACTATTATTTGTAACGATGCAGTAACTATAACTACACAAGCTGAGCCTACAGACTTTGTAGCTCAGAGTAGAGGAACAGTACTACTTAGTTTACTTGGTCAATTAGAAGCCTCTATACAAAGCACAGACTTTGAAATCAAACTAGGCGGTACAGCCATACTTGCTGAGAAGAGTTCTGTACAAACATGTACTTATACATCAGGTGCTAGTGATGACTACGATGCCGTATTAGATGGTCTTAAAGCTGCAATTGTAGCTAAGAGTATAACTGGTTTAACAGTTGAGAAGTATGGAACATCTCTACAAATAGATTATGTAGTTAGTGGTACTAGAACACCATTTACACTTGAGGCTAAAGGTGGAGCTGATAACGAAAGAATTACTGTCTTTCAAGACTGGGCTGATAATGAATCATGGCTACCTCCTAACTCATTTCATAACCACGTAGTAACGATAGTCAACTCACGTCTATATGATGAGGATAATTACTACGCTAAGTTTGTAGCAGATAATGAAGCTGCTGGCTCAGGTTATTGGAAAGAAGGTATAGGTAATAACGTATCACCAGGCTTAACAAAAGCCACTATGCCTCATAGACTAAGGAATACAGGAACTAATGCTTTTATTCTGGAGGAAATTTCATGGGGTAATAGACTTGTGGGAGATGACCTAACAAACGCACACCCTAGTTTTGTTGGGAAAACCATTAAAAGAGCTTTCTTCCATGATGATAGACTAGGTTTTTTATCTGAAGATAATATTATCCTTGGTAGAGCTAAGGAACCTTTTGAATTCTATGCAGCATCAGCTAGAACACACACAGCTGCAGACCCAATAGATGTTAACTGTGCATCAATTAGGCCAACTAAACTACATGCAATTAAACCAGCTAGACAAGGTTTAATTCTATTTTCTAAAAATCAACAGTTCTTAATCTATTCTGATGATGGCCCATTAACACCTCAATCAGTTAAGATTAGACCTATATCTAACATGGAAATGAGTGATGAAGTTGACCCAATAGATGTTGGGACTCACATGAATTTCATTAGTAAAACTCCTAACTTTATTAGAGTGTTTGCTATGCAAACTAAAGGTTTAGGGGAAAGTCCTACCATATTAGATATAGGTCGGGTTATAAATGAGTGGATAACTATTGATGTAGATACTTTTGTAGCTAGTATTCAGAATGAGTTCATTGCTATGTCCAGTCAAGCTAGTGATGAAATCTATTTTTATAGAACCTATTCTGATGGTGAAGAAAAATTAATGGAGTCTTGGTTTAAATGGAAACTACCTGGAACTGTTCAGGCAATGGCTTTAGACCAAGATGATATGTACTGTGTTACTAAACAAGGTAATCAATATACTATATCTAGATCAAACCTAACTCAGAGTCCAGAAGTTGCTATCATAACAAATGCACAGGGTCAGAAAATTAACCCTTGTATGGATTTATATGCACAAGCCACAAATGGTTTATCTGGTGGTAGTGAGAAGACTGTTGTATGGGATGCTGCTAATGTTAGATCAAAATGTTATATACCTTATGCTCACCTTACTGATAAAAAAAATTTAGTTATAGTATCTGGTACCACTGCAGCTGGTACGTTTAATAACTCAGGTTATGTTGTAGAAGCTGAAGTAGGTACAGATTCAGATGGTACATTCTTTATTGTACCTGAACAGAATTTACAAAGTATAGCTAGTAATGTATATATAGGTTATGCTTATGATTTCGATGTACATTTACCACAACTATACTTTGATGTAGGGGATAAAAGAGCACAACCTGATACTACTGCTAATTTAACGGTTGCTAGGTGTAAATTTGATGTTGGATTATCTGGATTGATGGGTTTTAAACTAAGTTCTACTGGTAGGTTTACTGCTAGTAAACTTTATACAATGTTTAAAAACAACTGCAGAGATTCTAGTGGTAATGAAGTCTATACAGATTATGAATGGTCTAAATCTGATTTAGATTACATTGATAGAAATCAAATTAAAGTTAAAATCAATAATAAAAGTACCACTGATTTCACCTTTCAAAGTGATACAAAACTTAGGTTAGGAAATTCATTACTTAAGCAAACTACACTTAACGGTGATAATTCTACCAAATTATTTGCTTATACTTTTGATGTAGAAAGTACAGCTAATATTAAAGTTAAAGTTGGTGGTGTACTAACTACTGATTTTGTCTTTTCTGGAGGTAAGTACATAAGTTTCAATACAGCACCACCAGCCGCTACTGGTAATATCTTTATATATAATGAAGATGAATTAGAAATATATATTGATGATTGGTATTTCTTAGAACCAATATCAGATGCTAATACATACTTAGCTGATGATGTACCGCTTGATGAATCTAGGACTGTAACCATACCCATACATCAACGTAGTAATAATTATAAATTACGAGTCTTTACTGACTCACCATTTCCCGTCTCTCTTAACTCGATGATGTGGGAAGGAAACTACTCACCGAGATTTTATAGGAGGACTTAAAATATGGCTGTACCTTGGGGTGCAATACAAGCTGGTGCTGCTATTTTTGGAGCTTTTAGTTCAAAAAGGAGTGCAGATAAAGCAGCTAACCAACAAAACGAATATGTCCAACGTCAGTTCGAATACGATACTGAAATGTGGGAAATGGGTAAAGAAAAGCTTGCTGCTGACTGGGAGTTTGCTTACGATACCTATGAATTAAGAGTAGAAAATGAGCAAAAGATAGCGGATTATACTGATGCAATGAATTTAAGGCGTTATAATTACGACCTTCAAATTGTCAACGCACAGAACGAAGCTAATAGAAAAGCATTTGCTAAATCTGAATATCTATATGGACAACAATTAAACTTCAACCAAATGGCTGCAGCTGATGCAGCAGAAGAAGCATTAATTAAACAACAAGAAATAAATCAAGAAATAGCATTTAGTAATACAGATTCAATTATAAAATCTATTGAAGCACATGGAGCACTAGCTGCTACTGCTCAAGCTGGTGGTTCTGCCTCTAAACAAGCACAAGCACTTCTAGCAGCTAAAGGTAGAAATGAAGCTCAGTTATCTGAATCTTTATTTAGTGCTAATAGAAGTACTTATATGGCTTTAAAATCTATATCTAGAGATAAGTATGGAGCAGATTTAGCAGCCTTTGCTAATAAGATGATCAGACCTGGAATTGTACCAGATCCAATCGAACCATTACCTACACCTGTAGCTGAGTTCCAACCACCTAGAGCACTAGAAGATTACGACTTTGGAGCAGCACCTATTAAAGGAGCGAAAGCTGTAGGAGGTTCTTGGTTAAGTGTTGCTAGTTCAGCTATTGGATCAGTAGCTAAGATAGGTTTAGAACAAAAATGGGGTGGGTGACTAACAAAACTAACTAAATAACAATGGCATACAAAAGCTACGGCACATCACGTGGGTTTCGTCCTATTAAAGCTGGTCAGGAAGCATTGAATCAACAATTGGTTGCTGACGAAAAGGTCATACGTGACATGAAAACTGTAAGGGACCAAACAGTAAAACGTGATGATGATTTAATCCAAGGATTAAGAAGAAAATTTAATTTAGAAGATGCTAATAGAGAATCAAACCAACGCTTAGAAGATAAAGCATATCAACAGAGGTTAAGTGCTATTCAAAAGAATGCACAACGTACTCGACAGAATGCTGAAATTGAAATAAAAAATATTGAAAAAGAAGCAGAGGTTTGGGAAAATTTCAGTGAAACAGCAGTTGAAACTTTAGGAGCTTTCGCTGATCATAGAAGAAAGCAAATTGAAATTGATGATTTTAATACAGCTTTTCAAAATCCTGACTTATATAAAACAGAATCAATATTAGGTGAAGCAGTCTGGAAAAAGATGCTCACCAACAATGCTACAATAGCTAGTCAAGCACAAGCATTAGGTGAAGATGCAACAACTGTTACAACATTAGCTACACTAACCCCACCTGTTAAAAGTGTAGGAAAAGCTAAAGCTATTATAGCAATAAATACTAATAATTATGATGATTATTTAGAAAGTGCTATAGCTCAAAGTGGTGCAACTACTTATGCAGATGTTCAAAAGATTGCTGCAAAAGCTCCTTTTATGTTTGCTCAAGAATTAGGAGTACATAAGCATGGAAAGCTTTTAGTAGATTTTCTTAAGTCAGCTGCTGATGCTAATGATGATAAACTTACAGAAGTTAGAATAGCTGAAAATTTTAGATTAGGTACAGATAATATCAATGAAGCATTACAAAACTGGGAGCTTTACGGTAAAGGTGGTGATGATAGCCAGACATGGTTAGATTTGGTCTCATACGCAGTAAAGAACTCTTACGATAAAGACGGTAATGCTTATGGTAATCTTGGTATGAAAGCTCAATTAGGTGAGATAGTAGCAAACCCAAGGCATATTAGAAACAGAGCCGAGTTTGATGCGTTCCTTGAACTTAAAACCTTACCTAATACAGATGCTGATGGTAAAATTACTAACCCATCTATAAGCATAAGACAGTTATATGGTGAAGCTGGTGTAGCTGAACTTTGGGATAAATGGAGAGATGCTAAAAATGAGGATCGTACACGAGATGAAAACGATGAAAAAATTCATCAAAATAATTTATTTCAAATAGGCAAAAAAGCATTTAAAACAGAATGGAAAGGAGATGCAAAAACTGAAATAAAAATTTATAGACAATTAGAAGCAGAAGGTTTAGATCAAAACACTAAAGCTAAATTAAAAAAATATACAGTTGGAATTGGACCAAATACTATATTAGATGACCTACGAGATCAAGCAAGGGTTCAGGTAAAGGAAGGTGATTTCTATGAAGATGATTATCTATCATTACCTCCAGTTCTTCAACAAGAAGAAGAGTTTAAAAAAGCTTATGTTACTAATGAAGCTCTTTTAAAGAAAGTTGGTCTTAATGGATCTGATCTTAAAACTAACGCTATACAGTTTATAATTAAAGACATACTAGAAGAAGAAATTAGTGCTACTAATAATTATTCAGCTACAAATAACTTAGCTTGGCAAGAGTATCGAAGAGATGTTATTGCTGAGTATAGATTTAATGTATCTGATTTAGGTATGGAGTATCAGAAAGCATGGACTACTGCTGTTGATACTATAGATGACTTAGTTAGAACAGGTAAAGGTAAGTGGAGACGGGAAACACTTAAAAGCGAAATTGACAAAGGTGTAGATGCAGCTGACCTAAAAGGAGGAAATAGATTCGTTTATTTCGATACAGACGATAGAGAAAATTATGGTGTACCTTACCCAAAACAAAATGTAATAGATAACATAGATACAAAAGGTAAGGAATGGCTTAACACTACTCAGATCATTCCTCGTAACGAATTAAGAAAAGCTATTGAAGAAGCTAATGATGGTTATGTTTGGAAACCTAGTGAAGATTTTAAAGCTATAGCTAAACATGCTAATATACCTTTAAGTGAGTTAGCTAATCAACAAGTTAAATTGTTAGGACTTCCAGAAACAAATCTATTTGAACCAAGTTTAACAGAAAAAGCTGTAGCAGATGTTAAAAACATTGGTAACTATAAACTTACTAACTTTGCTAAAGACATTAATAATATACAGGATTTTGTTAAAGTCAGAGCAGCTGTTGTAAATCCTAGAAATCCAGCAACAATGAGTAAAACAACACGTTGGAACCTCAGTGCTTACGATTTTGGTAACAATACACCTGTTGAAAAATTCTTAACTAGAGAAACATTAAACCAGTTTCCAGCTGGTCAAGCTATTCTTACAAAATACACCAGACCAACAGGAGGCTGGAGAGGAGGAGCTCGAGAGATAAACCGCCGTATAGTAGAAGGTGGTAACACTAAAGTAACTATACGTTTACCTGGAAACAATCCTGATGAACCACATTATTTATTTATACTTGAGCCAGGAGGTGCTGAATGAACGAAAACGAAAATGTAGTGCCTGAAACACCATCAGCACCAATTGAACAAAAAGAACCAGTTGCAAAAAAAAAAATTAAGCTCAAAGGACCGTGGGATCCCACCGAATTTACTGAAGATAAAGATTTTGAACAAGAACTTCTTAAATCTGATGAATCTTTACGACCTACTATAAAAAAAGTCAGAGAAGTCTACAGAACCGTAGCTGATGGTATATTTGGCGAGCAAGCTGATCTAAATATGGGTATAGTCTTAGGAACTTTCCCTGACAGCGTTATGGATGTAGTAGGTCATATGGGTGAAGTCGGTAATACTATAGATAGTTTCTATGATGATGTTACAGCATCTGAAGGTTCTAGAGTAAAAGCAGCTAGAAATGTTTGGTCACTTATAGCACCTTCTTTAAGAGGCTATGGTATGATAAATGCTCAAACTAAAGCATTACCATTTGTAGCTAAATGGGGTTCAAGGATTGGTTTAAACGCAACCTTAGATGGTGCTATAGGATACTATTCTGACGTTAATGAAGGTCAGATGAACTCTGCTTACCAGTTATCGGAAACATTCCCTAATTGGTTTGGACCAGATGCTAAGCATTTATGGGGAAGATTATCTATTCCAGAAAAGCATAAAACAAGCCCAGATATGTCTCCTGAAGAACTTAGAGAGGCTCATAGAAATGAAAATGCTGGAATAGCTTTTGCAACTGATGGTATAGCTTTTGGTCTTCAGTATGGTAAACCAGCAATGAACTGGTTTAAAGCTAAATCTCCTCTTGCTAACATATTTAAACAGAATGAGATTCTTAAACATGCTGATACTAATTTAGTTGAATCTATTTCTAAAATCGATGATCAGTTAACTAATTTACAAATTAGAAAAGCTGAGTTATTAGAATCTATAGCAATAGATAAAGCTGATAAAACTTTAACTAAGCAACAAAGATTCTTAATAAATAAAGATTTAAAGAAAATAGAAGAAGTTATTAATCAAATTAGTAATGCTAAGAAAGGTATAAAAACTGAAATCCAACAAACTGGTAAATCTAGAGTTAGTGGTGGTGCTGCTTTTGAAGAACATTTAAAAGCAAGAGAAACATCAAGACAAGTACAGATAGAAGAATCAGCTTTAGATAAGTTAAATGCAGATGGAGCAGGTGCAAAAGGTTATGATCAGGATATAACTCCTAATCTTGGACCAGATGATACAAAAGGTGTTAACACAGTTACTCCTGGAAATGTAGCTGAAAACATGGTTGATAGTACTAGCAACTACTTAGGACATACCGATGGAGATAATGTTAGTATCATTACTGATAACATGCTAACTAAGGGTTGGAACATTAAAGATAAAAACTCTAGAAATGCAGTAGTTGGATTAGCTAGTGAAGTTGAAAGAATGGGTGATTGGAAGGCATTGAAAAATGGCTTAGAGTACACTACCGATGATATGAGTAATGCTGCATTTGGTTTGTACAATAACATTATCCATGCAGGTTCAGTAGATGATGTTAAAAAACTCTTTCAAAACAACGATGAATTTAAAGCGTTATTTGAAGGTTTCGAAACAAGACAAAGAACTATCCTACCAGCTTTAGCTAAAGTAGAAATTGATGCTGATGCTCAATTCCATGCATTAAAAGATTTAGTTAATAAGTTTGTTGGTCATAATGTTATTAAACAATCAGCTAGAGTAATGGATACATTAGGTAAGGATATTACTAATGTAGCTCAGACTGCAAAAGAACTTCCAGAGCATCTAAGCGATGATAAAGCTATGGAACTCATTCTTGATAAGATAGAGTTTTTAATGACCGAATATGGTATTAACAAAGCTTCATCTAGTTGGATGCTTAAGAATAAAGAAAAGTGGAGACAAGCTACAGAAATAGGACCAGACGGTAAAGCAGTAGTAGATGATCTTAGTGCAAAGTTTAAGAAAGTAGTAGAAGAGCAAAAACAAAAAGCAATAGCTTATAGAAAAGTAATTGAAGATGCTGCTCAACAAGGACCAGATGTTGTTAAAACATTTGTAGATGCTTTTGCTGTTAGCGATGGTGATGTTACTACTATACTCGGTGCTTATGACTTAGCTTGGAAATATATTCGTCCTAAAGGTTTATTATATAGTAGTAAAGCTACAAAAAACCAATTAAACATCTTTGCAGCTGCTGTTAAATCCCATAGATTAAATATGGTATTATCAGGTAAAGCTTCTATAAATGCTGCTAGAGGTAGTGCAACTTCTATAGTATTAAGACCAATAAGAGCTTTTATGCACGCAGGTTTAGATACACTAAAAACTGGTGATATAAATAATTTAAGAAAACAAGCTTATTTATACGGTTCTGTTCTTGAAACTAATAGACATGCTTTAAAAGATGCTTGGCGTATGATGAAAAGGGTTCATAATGATCCTAAAGCTATGTTAAAAGCATACAGAAAAGATTATGTAATTAAACAAGAGAAACAATTAGATTTTGTAAAAAATGCTTCTAAAAAATGGACAAGAGAAGGAGATAAAGGTAAAGAATTTGGTTATAATATGGCAATAGGTTTACATAACTTAGCCAGCCATCCTAATATGAAGTTACCTTTAACAGCTATGTCAGGTGTTGACTCTTATGTTAACACAATGATGGCTCATTATTGGTCTAGAGCTAAGGCTTATGAAGAAATAGGAAATAAGTATGGATGGCCTTTTACTGCTTATGATTTTAAGAAAAACAGAAAGGTCACAGGTCAAACTCATTTTAAAAAAGGAACATTTTCTCAACCTCAAGATTATTTATTAGAAGCAGAAAAGAAACATTATGCTAATTTCTTCGATTCAGAAGGTTTTGTTCAAGATGAGGCTGTTAAGTATTTTGCTGGAGAGATCAACCTAAACCTTAGCCATGAATGGGCTGATGTTGTAACTAAAGCTACTAATAAAATACCAGCTGCTTTTGGATTAGCAATGTTTCCCACAACTACTATTAATTCTATAGTTAGAAAAAGTTCTTATATACCATTTGCAGAAAAACTTGGACCAAGATGGAGTAGATACACTAAAGTATTAACTGCTGGAGATGATTTTGAACAAATCAAAGAAGCATTAAGATTACATGGTATTGAAGATATAGATAAGTTTGGTAGAACTGATGCTTTAAATTTCTATAAATATCTTAAAGAAGATTATCAAGCTAGGCACACATTTACACAAATGTTAGTTGGAACACTCTTTGCTATGGCTGGAGGTGGTTTTATTATTAATAAAGCATTTGATAATCCAGAAATAAGTGGTTTAAAAGCTAGAGGTTTAGGTAAAAAAAGTTATCAACAACGTAAAAATGCTTTATTAAGTCAGAATATACGTCAAAAAAACGTAACAATACCTGGAACTCAGGTTCATATACCATTTAAAGGTATTGAAGGTCTTGATCCTATTTTAAGTTTTTATGCTAATTTATCAGATGCTGCTAGACAGTTGGACGATACAACGGTTGAATATTTATTAGATCAATCAGTTTTTATCTTAGCTAATGAATGGCTTGGTGATAATATAGGTGCTGGAGGTTTAGAACCTTTAATAGCTATAGCTGTTGATCAGGATGCATCTGGTTGGAAAAGATGGTTTGCTAATGAGTTTCGCTCTGTAGCAATACCTGGAGGAGCTACAATGATAGCTAATGGTACTGATGGAGCATTTAAAGACTTAAATAATGAGTTAAGTAAAATGTTAATGTCTAAAGTTCCTGGAATGAAACAAGCAGTTCCTTCTTATCAATCTATACTTAAACCAGATGAAAAAGCTGCTGGTCATATTTCTAGTCCTGTAGGAAGATGGGCTGAAGCCTTATTAGGTACAGGCATTCATACTACAGATGGATGGAGTGATGAACTTTATGATTTAGGTTGGTCTCCTAATGCAATATTAGAAACTATACCAGCCTCAGATGTTGATCTTGCTTCTGGTGGTACTTTGACTTTAACTGTTCCTGAAAGACAATGGATTGCTCAATACATTCGAGAAAATACTAATTTTTCAGAGAATGTTAAAAAGTTAATGAGTTCTAAAACATGGAAAGAACAAGCACAACAGTTTAGGTATGAAAGAGTAAGAACTCGTGGTGCAACCGATAAAAAGGAAGAGCTACCTATATATCAAATGTTGAATAAGGAACTACTAAAAGCTAAAAAAGAAGCAATACAAGCTTTTAAAGCACATTATCCTCAATATAAACAACTCTTTAAACTAAGGGTTGGGGCTAAGGAGGCTTTTAAAAGAGGTGATTTAGATGCTCAAAGAAAGATTAGAGAATATGAAAAAGAAAACTTTAAATGGAACAGATGGACAGAATTCTTAGAATACGCAAACCCACCTAAGAAATAACACAAACATACAATGGCAGTAACTGAAAATTTACATACAGGTAATGGTTCTAAAACCAATTACGCATTTACATTCCCATATCTAAAGACTACCGACATTAAAGTTAGTGTCGATAGTACTGTAGTTACCAACTTCACAGCTGGTTCACCCACTGCTACAGAAATACAATTTAATACTGCACCTGCCAATAATGCTGCTATCAGGATTTATCGTGATACAGCAACAGAAAACCTATCTGCCACCTTCTATGCAGGTTCTTCCATCAAGTCAGAAGACTTAAACGATAACTTCTTACAAAACTTATACGTTACACAGGAAGCTAAACGTGATGCAGATGCTGCATGGCAAGACGGTGACGAAACAATTATTAGTACTGAAACCTGGGCAAGTAATAATAACAGAGTTGCAACTACTGGAGCTATAGATGGAAGAATTGATGCCAAGGTAGATACAGCCTTAACTACTGATGTATCAGGTGGTGATGGTGTAACTATTGTCGATAATAGTCCTGGTAGTGGACAGATAAGAGTTGATCTAGATGCTGATATTGCAACTCTTAAAGATATGCAGTCTGGAGCAGCTACTCAGTTAGCAGCTTTAACAAGTACAGAGTTAGGTATCCTAGATGGAGCAACAGTTACTACAGCTGAGTTAAACCTATTAGATGGTGTAACTGCTACTACAGCTGAGTTGAACTATGTAGATGGTGTCACATCTAGTATACAAACTCAATTAGATGCTAAACAATCATCAGATGCTGAGCTGACAGAACTTGCTACAATGGGTTCTACTACAGCTTCAGCTTTAGCTGATTTAACTCAAGCTGAAGTACAGATACTAGATGGTGCTACTGTAACTACTGCTGAGTTGAACATACTTGATGGAGTTACAGCTACAGCAGCAGAACTGAATAAAACAGATGGTTTAACAGCCTCTACTACTGAACTTAATTTATTAGACGGAGTAACTGCCACTACAGCAGAACTAAATAAATTAGATGGAGTTACTGCTACAACAGATGAATTAAATAAAACAGATGGATTATTAGCGACACCAACAGAACTAAACACGCTAGATGGAATCACTTCTAACACTTCAGAGCTAAATAAACTTGATGGTGTTACAGCCTCAACTACTGAATTAAATATTGTCGCTGGTAAATCTTTTAAAACTTCTAGTGGAACATTAGATACCACTAGCGATACAGAGATACCAAGCTCAAAGGTTATTGCTGCCCATGTTGCTAGCTCTCAAAGTGCTCTAGGAGGTTTTACTACTATTGCAGATGAGGTTTCATTTCCTAATACTCAACCTGCAACTGGTGTTGTAGTCAGTATTAACAATGCTGCTGGTGTAGTGATTAACGGCTCTGGAGTAAGTACGTCAGGTAAAAGAGTTGATAATACAACAGTAACTATTAATGGATTTCCTAGCTCACTAAACGGAGAAACACTAGCTGCTGGTGTTGGTTTAATTGTCGTATCTACTTCCACTGCCAATACTTATAACTATCACAAGATTCTTACAAGTGAAACAGATGTTAAACAGTTAAGTGATGACATTAACGATTTCAATAGCAGGTATCGAATAGCAAGTTCTGCACCATCATCTAATAACGATGAAGGTGATCTTTACTTTGATACTAATGCTAACAAGATGAAGGTGTACAACGGTTCATCGTGGGATGATGTAGCTTCTGTTGGTAACTTCTATATTAATACACTTTCTAGTACTGGTAGTGGTTCTGATGACCCTCCTGGTGGTAGTGCAACATTTAATGGAACTGCTAAGAAGTTTGGATTAAGTAATGCACCCACTATGGCTCAACAACTTATAGTTTCAATAAATGGAGTCATTCAAAAGCCTAATGCTGGAACATCAGTACCATCTGAGGGATTTGCAATTTCTGGCAATGATATCATTTTCTCTACCGCCCCTGCTGCTGGTAGCGATTACTTTATCGTCACGCAAGGATCGTCAGTAAGTATTGGTACACCTAGTGATAACACAGTTACATCAGCTAAGATTGTTGATGGAAGTATTCTTGATGGAGACATATCAAGTACAGCAAATATAGCTGGCTCAAAGATCAATGATGATTCAATTCCTGAAGTCAAATTAGATGTACACAACGCACCAGCTACAGATAAATACCTTAAGTACACATCCAATGGAATGGAGTGGGCTGATGGTGCATCTGAAGGTACTGATGTTAAATCAACAGGCGAAAGTGGTACTACTAAATTCCTAAGAACAGATGGAGATGGGACTTGTTCTTGGCAAGTACCACCAGATACTCAACTGACTTTGGTAGATGAAGACAACATGGCATCTAACAGTGCCACTTCAGTACCCAGTCAACAGTCAGTTAAAGCTTATGTGGATGCCTTATCTACTGCACCTACAACTACTCTTGTAGCAGATGGAGCAATAGGAGCTAACAAACCAGTTATTATCAAATCTAATGGTAAGACTGCTGCAGTTACAGATACAATCAATGCTACTGATCCAGTATCTACAACTGGTATAGCTGAATACCTAGTCAATGCAACAGCCAAGCTTCAAGGTCATAGATTGATTTATGATCCATATAGCGGTGTGTATGTATACGCAGGTAGACATACTAGTTCTAAATATATGAATGTGTTTAGGGGTAAAAATATTGCTAAAAACACATCTCCATCTAATGGAGTTGGAGGTACTTGGGATGAACTAGCATTTACAGGTAGTGGTACTGGATATATAGGTGCTACTAACGATATGGGTCCTGATCCTGCAAATATTGTC